AGAATAGAATTAAAATGTAGAAAAAAACATTATGATACTATGTTACTTGAAAAGAAAAAATATGATGCTATGATTTTAGAATGTGAAAAGCATTTAGATATTCCAATTTACATTAATTCAACACCAAAAGGCATTTTCATTTGGGATTTACTACAACTAAAACCAAAGTGGGAAGTTAATTATTTGAATCCCGCTACAACACATTTTAACAACACACAACGAATAAAAAAAGAAGTTACATATTTAACATTAGAAAACAAATTAAAATGAATGAAACACAGTTAGAATACTTAAAATCAGTTATATTAGCACAATTACTTTTAGAAGCTAATGAGAACTTGAGGTTAACAACGCAATACAGGCAGCAAATAAAACATAGGATTAATTCTTTAAACAAGGATTTAGAATTAATAGTATTTGAGGAATATACAAAAATATATAAAACAGATGCAGAAATGACTACAAATATTTTAAATGCAATTGATGATTTAGTTTTAAAGTTAACATCAAGCACTTTAGATGATTTAGTTTTGATTAATGCAGTAATTGAAAAGTATAAAGAAAACAAAGAATGGTTCACGCAATATGGTGAAGCAGAATTTTTAAGATTAAAGTAATATGAAAGTAGACCCAAGAGCAACACAGATGCATTACGAAAACGGAAAAGGTTACGATGTTATAGATTTTATTAAAGATTATGATTTGAATTTCAACATTGGTAACGTTGTAAAGTATTGTGCAAGATTAGGAAAGAAAGATGAAAGATTAAAAGAACTTCGTAAAGCATTAGACTATCTAAATAGGGAAATAGAATACGAAGAAAAGCAACAAATTAAATGGATTGATGATAATAGGTAAGTTAACGCTTACCTTTTTTTTGTTAAATTTTAGTTAAAATGTTAATAAGTAAAAAATAAATTATATATTTGCTAAACAATTAAACAAAACAAATTATGAAATTAGATTTAAAAACAAAATTAACAAATACAAACCGAACATTGGTTAATACTAAAACCGCAATAGAGCAAAACCGATTTTATAAGTAGCTTTTATTATGAAACCATTAGGAAGATTAAAAAACATAAAAGGTTGTGGAGATTGGAAAAGGTCATTTTTTAAAATAGGCAATTGGTGGGAAGAAATGACAGAACCAATAAGCAATAAATCAGCAAGAAGAAAATTAAAACAACAATTAAAAAATGAAAGCTTATGAAAAGCAAATTATATCTTGAACCATTAGGAGAAAATGGTTTACCGTTACACAATATAGCAAATATTGATAATTGTATGAAATCTTATAAAAAAGTAGTAGGCATTTTTATAGATGAAGAAATACTATCCTGTTTTTTAGAATGGTGTATTTTAGAAGATAAAGATATTTACGAAGCAGAAACAAGATTACAAACTTCTATCGAGTTTATTGAAAACAATGGTTGGTAAAGTTACTTATAACTAATGGCTAACCTCTAAAAATGTATTACAATTATGAAAACATTCAGAGTATTTTATTGGAGAGAAACAGGAGATGATTGCATTGACTGTGAAATAGACTTACAAGCAAAAAGTTTTGATGAAGCGTATAAAATCTTTAGAGATATGTATGCTTTAGTTAAGATAAGAGAAATAACAGAAATAGTAGGAAGATGAACAAGCAAATAATAATAGAAGAAATAGATAACCTAATACAATTATCAGGTGATTTAGATAACATATACATTAAAAATAGATTGAGATATGTTAGAAAGTTATTAACTACTGATTGGAATGAGTCAGAAGATTATATGCAACAAATAAAAGAAGTATTAAATACAGAAGAAACTATGAACAACTTAGACGATTTGAAATTATGATTAAAACATTTGACAACAAGATTTGGAACAAAGAAGAACTATTAGATAATATGTATGATGATAGTTTTTATTATGGTTATTTAGGTAAAAATGCTTTGAGTAGTTCAAGCATTAAAACATTATTAAGTTCACCTAAAACTTATTATTTTACAACAAAATATGGCTCTGCTGAATCACAAGCATTACGTGATGGTAGATTATTTCATACAATGATTTTAGAACCTAATAAGTTAGATGATATTATATTTGTAGAAGCAGCAACAAAAGCAAGTAAAGAATACAAATTAGCTAAAGAAACAGGAAAAGAAGTTTACACACAAACTGAAAAGAAAGCAGCAGAAAGATTATGTGATGCATTATTACGCAATGAAGCAGTAAAAGAATACTTAACAAAAGCAGAATTTGAAGTTCCACAGATAGCTATGATTGATGGTGTACCTATTAGAGCAAAAGCAGATATATTAAAAGGAAACACTATCATAGATTTAAAGACTACTACTGGTATAAAAGACTTTAGATATTCAGCAGATAAATATTCTTATGATTTACAAGCGTGGTTATATAAAGAAATGTTTGGTGTAGATAATTTTGTTTTTATAGCTATTGACAAAGGAAGTTTAGACATAGCAATCTTTGAATGTAGTGATGAGTTTTATGATAAAGGTAAAGCTAAATTTGAGCAAGGTGTTTCGAACTACAAACACTTCTTTCAGACAGAAGGAGTTGATTTAGACCAATACGTTTTAAGAGGTGTATTATAACGTCCTGCAACTACACGATGTTGCGTAAAAACATAAAAAACCCTTTCAGTTTAACACGGAATTGAAAGATACAAAACAATAATTAAATTAATCACAATATAGCAATAGCGTGTAATTGCTGTTATAAGTAGCTTTTTTATGAAACTAATTGAAAAACAAAAAAACTTTCACGTTGAATTATGTGAGTTATTGAAAAAATATAATGCCGAAATTACATTGGAAGATTTTGGCAGAGAATATATGAGAGATGAAAAAATAGTAGTAACGTTTGGATATGATGAAAGTCTATTTGAAGAAAACGGAAGCGGAATTGTATCTGATTTAGTTCTTGGCACATACGTTTCTTAAAGTTACTTATAACTATTGGCTAACCGATATAAAAGTATTACTTATTTATGCTTAAACCAAAAAATAAAGATATATGTCCGTTTTAGAAATAACAAAAGATGAAGCATTTGCATTTACCTTATTAAATATATCAGAAGGTAGTAGTCACGAAGATATGCGTATTGTTTTAAAAGACTATGAAGAACGTGAGGAGTACGAAGTATGTGCTGGAATACATTTAGCAATAGAAGTATCTTCATTTATCGCTTTAACATTATTAATAAAAGAACAAGAAGAAATAAAAATAGAATTAACATTTGATGAATTATGAATTTTAAAGAAATAATACTAAAAGAAACAGGAATAGATATTACAAAGAAATGTAGAAAAAAAGAATACATAGAAATGAAAGCTTGTACTTCTTATGTAATGAGAAAAATGGGGTTTCAATATACTGAAATAGGTAAGTATATGAATTTAGACCACTCTACAATTATCCACCATATTAAAATATATGATGCTATGAGGTTTTCAAGTGCAAGAGTTCAAGATATGGAAGATATATTGCTGGGCAAGTCAACAACTGCTTCTAAAGAAGTTAAGAGGTTAGAAGAAATTATTTATAACCAAAAGAAAATGATTAATAATTTACAAATGCAAATAGCAACAGTTGAAAACAACAATATCAAAAGACTAATACCATTACTAAAGAATAAAGATATAGAGGTTAAGTTTAATGCGTTTGTAGAATTAAATGAAAAAGCTAAATTTTATCCTAAATTTAATTAACTATATGCTTAAACAATTAAAACATCTATTTTTAATAATTTATACTTAAATACATATAATGAAAAGATACACAACAAATGATATATTTTCTGATTTATTCTTTAAAGAAAATTGTACACAAATAGAATTTGGAAATAGAATAGATTTAGACAAACATTCAGTTTCAGATTGGGTTAAACATAAGAACCAAATTAGATTTAACAAGTTAGAAGAAATAGCTGAAAAATTAGGTAAAAGAGTAATAATTAAAATAGAAGATAAATGAAACTAAAAGAAACACTTGAAGAAGCTGCTGAAAGAATTGT